ACACCTGTTCCAAATTTTATTGCTTTTCTAAGATCAAGATCTTGTCCGGTTTGTTTTTTGAAATAGTTCCTGAATTGATTTAAATCGGTTTCTGGAGCAAGCCATTTTGTTAACTTAATGGGCTTGTTGAAAAATTCGCCGTTTTTGTTTTTTCCTAGAACCTCTTGCCCATTAGCATCTCTAACGACTACCTCGGGATTTTCTGTAGATATTTCGTCTAATTTAGCTAACTCTGGGTAAGCCTGAAGGTAGGCTTCATGCCGCTCTTGCTCAGAACGTCCGATAGCAATAGCTTTTGCCCTTTGCTCTACAACATTTTCGCCAGATACAGGAATATAATTAGTTGTTATTTCTTTACTGGAAATAGGCCGTCCTTGGTAGTAGCTTGTAGTTCCTATTGTCTCAATAGTTACTACATCCCCTGTGTTCCTATCTATAAAGGCATGATAAGTTGTGGACACATCCCCTGTACCAACTTTTGTTATTTGTATCTGAGGATCCTCAAGAGCCTTCAAATACTGAGGGCTACCCTCTAGAGCTTGCACCCGAGTTCCATCTGGATAGTCAAGGTTTACCAACTTATCGGCAGTGCTCTTTCCTTTGTTATCCACCAAGACTAAAAACTCGGTTGGGATTGACCCATACTGACGTTCATAAGGATTCAGAGAAACGATCGTTCCTGCTTTCATACCGTTATAGTCTTTAGTAAGCTTATAGTTATCAGGTTTACCTATTAAATCCTTATCTATAGGTAAAATCTCTGCATTTGGATTAGTATCCATTATCTTTGATAAGTTAAATGCTGAATCCGTTATTACAGTTCCAGCCTTGGCATATAATGAACCACCTGGATTATATAGATCAGAATTAGTAACAAAGGATTTAAAATCAAATCGTCCTTTTTGCGCATCTTTATCTAAATCTAATCTTTTCTTTTCTAGCTCGGTTTGACGTTTTATAAGCGCCTCTCGCGCCTTAGCAGCAGCGTCAATTTGACCTCTTTGAGCTAATTCAGCCGCTTGCACAGCCGCAAAATCAACTTTCTGCTGCTGCTCTAACTGAGCACCGGCGCGTTGTGAAATAGTCGGTAAGGTTTGTAATTTAACTGCACTTGCCGCTAATTGCTCTGCAGGGCTCATTCCTGGGCGAACAGCGCCCGCGCCACCCGCAAAGCCTAAACCTAAATTAGCAATATCAAACAACATCTGTGCTTGTGTTAAGTTTTTTTGCTCTTCGCCACCGCCTAATAAACCACGATAAGTTTCTTTACGATCAGCAAAAATATCTGGGAATGATTGAACTTCTGGAATTTGACTAATACCGTACTCATAACCTTGTTGAGCACCAGCCCCAAAAGCTTGAGTTAATAAAGCTTCTTGCTCAGGCGTCATAACAGCGCCAGCTTCTTGATAATACTGAACGGGCTGGTCGTCCCCGCGACGCACTGCGCCGCCTTGGTTAAAATTTACAGGAGCAGGGCCTCCCATGCCCTGATCCATGCCCATAGGCATTTCTGCCGGCATTGGTTCGTTGGCCGCGACCATCGACATAATACCCTCGGCCATCGGGCCTTCGACAGGTACATCCATCGCTTGTTGAGCTAAACCACCAATACCTTGGTCTACACCTGACATTTGAATAACAGGCTGAACCATAGCCAATACTGAGTCTGGAGTTTGCGCCGCGTCAGCTTCACCTACAAACATAGCTAATTCATCACGACGTGCTTCTAGAGGTGCGCGGTCTCCACGCACACGGTTAATAAGGTCTTCATAATCTGATGCTTCGTCAATAGAACCAAAACGTGTAGCCGCTTCGGCTAATAAAGGTTCTAGAATAGCTGGATCTAATTGACCGGCAATACCTTCTTGGATTGCAGGATCCATTGGAGGTGCCATCATAGCTGGATCCATTGGAGGTGCCATCATAGCGGGATCCATTGGAGGTGCCATCATAGCGGGATCCATTGGAGGAACCGTGCCGCCTTCTTGATAACGCTTAATACCACGCATACGCTCTGTTTGTAAGAATCTTCTTTCTTCATCAGAAAGCTGCTCTATTCGCATACGCTCAATACGCGCAAGGTCTTCGGCAGTAGGAATTCGGTCTAAGCCCATCTCTTGCCTAAATCTTTCGTTTTCAAGTGCTCGCTGGATTTTTTCTTCCTCAGTCATCACACGACCGCCATCTTGCTTGAACTGCACTCCACGGCCCATCAATATGTCTCGTTGTGTAACTTGACCATCACCACTTAGATCAGGGAAAGCTGCTCCACCTTTGGCAAACATCTGTCGATTCATTACGTTTCTATTCATTAAAATAACCCTGCCTTTTGTGCTGCGGCTGCTGCAGATAATCCTGCAATTCCTAAACCTAAATATTGTTGTGCTGGTGATACAGACGCCTGTGGAGCCTGTGTAGTAGTCATCTGCGAACTAGGTGAGCCCTTATAAAGATCATTTAAGAAACCTAATCGCTGATATGGCTCATACAATTGTGCTAGATCAGATGCACGCTGCGCTTCAAGCTCCGCTTGCTGTTGTGCTTGCAACTCTTTACCTGCTGAAATCAACTGAGCAACATCTTTAAATCCAGTTGATTGTAGTGTTTCACCTATTGAAGCCTGCTGAAGACCTAATTGACCTAGCTGACCCGCACCGGTTAATCCTAGCTGACCATACTGAGCACCTAACTGACCTAGATCAGCACCAAGAGCTCCGGTTAATTGCTGACCGGCCAAACCTAACTGACCCGCTTGCTGTGCTGCACTAACACCCAACTGGCCACCGGCAACTCCTAGGTTACCCATTTGACCAGCGGCTTGTATCTGACGACCACGAGCTTGCTCAAAGGCCTGTGCTGCGCGTTGCGCGGCATCTTGGTAACCTAAACGACGCATTTCTGCAGCTACCTGACCCTGTTTGTCTAATATATTTCTTCCTAATTCGCTTTCAGCAACGGCTTGGCGACTACCGCCAAATGCTCCCGCCTGTGCTGCTTGACCACGTAATTGCTCACGTTGTATCTGACCTTGTCGTGCGATATCACCTAATGCTGCCTGAACTGCCGCATCTTCATAAGGACTCATAAATCCTTGAATAGATTCTGGGCTAAATTGCTCGGCTGCACCGGTCAACGAACCAATACCGGCTGCCGTTGCACCCTGACCAAACTGTGCCGACTGAGCCATACGTTGTTGGGCAGGCATAATCTGACCCGGAATATTAGCCATGCTAGACATCAATGCTTCGCGGGCCGCGGATTGATAAGGTTGCGCTCCGCCTAATGCACCAAGTGCCGCGCCAGCACCTTGTTGTGCCGTTTGTGCGCCTTGTCTGATTAACTGCTGATAAGCAGAAATACCGGGTTGAATATCCGGTACGTCAATGGGCTGTGCGCCGCGGGCCGCGGACAATGCTGGTTGTAAACTTTCGACAGGTATCGCGGATTCTTGAGCCATTGGCTCAGATCCCGTTCCAGGGCTTATAAGATAACGCTCTAGAGGACCATCCATGTAACCAAACGGCCCCAAAATCTGTTTAGGGCGGTAGCCATAAACGGGGGCTTGATAAGCCGCCTGCTCTTTGATCGGAGCTGGGCCAACACCGCCTCTTGCGGGATCAATACCGATCATCCTGACCGCGCCGGTTGCTCCCTCCTGACCCATAGTTTGTGCTGTGAAAGGCGTTTCAGGACCTGTTCGCATGCCACCGAGAAAACTATTACGAAGCTGATTAAAGGGTTGACGATCCGGTCGAGGTCCACCACCCATCATGTCTGCGCTGGTTGTGGTACTAGTACTATCGAACGGTATATTTCCGGTTGGACGAAAACTAGGCCCATCACCTACTATAGGAGCACCTAGAGGTCCACTCGGTATAGGAGCATAAGCGCCAAGACCACCCATCATCTGAGCCATGCGGTCATATGCCGCCATTTGATAAGGCGATTGTCCGGCAATTTGTTGAATAGGTAGAGTTATGGGGCGTTGAGCAAGTTCTTTTCCTGCTTCCAACAGCCCCAGTTTATACGCTTCTATTTCAGGCGCTTCTCTTACATATTGAGTTGTAGTTGACGGTTGTGAAGAACCGCCTCCGCTTTTTCCACCCATTACTGGTCCTTTCGTATATAAACTTGTTTCACAAGGCCTTCAGAATTAATTTGACTTTCTAAAAACTCAAATTTATACATCTTCAGCCATTTTAAATGTTTCGTATCACCAACATTGTGCTCCGCGTACAGTGGTCCATCTTGCAGCTTTACTAGTATCTGAAGATAAAACTCAATCTCTTCCTTGACTGTACGATTCCATTTAAATACATCGCAATGTACGTAAACTCTGTCATTAGCTCGTTCTAAATACCCTATGAACTCGGGTCTAATAACAACAGGCACCTTCCAGATGCCTTCAAGCTTAGCCCAATAGTCCTCTGTCATTAATAACTCGGACATGATTAAGCCATGCGGTCGTTTCTATTCTCCAAATTTCTCATCATGCTATACATGTTAGAAATTCCACGATTAAGATTTCCATTACCGGCGCCTCTTACAGCGTCAGTTGTCATTACAAATTCACCCGGCATAAGCATAGCTCTGACGCTATCTTCATTAGGAATGCCCTCATCAGGCATTATTCCGCCGTTACGACGTGGGAATACTTCACCACCGTCTTCATAATATTTTGTCGGTACATAATAAGAGACTGCAGATCTAGTAGGCATGAAAGCTTCTGACGAAAGTCTATATCGACTAGGATCCTGTGCTAATAACTCAGCACCTGTAGGTAATTGCTTTGGTTGGTCTACTTCTGGTCGTTTAAAGAATCCGCCAGCATACAAGCCAGCAGTTCCGAGGACCGCGAGCGGTCCATATTTTTGAATTAAACCTGGAGCTAAATCTTTTCGAGCGATATCCAAAGCTCTTGGCAGGTTATAACCTTGATTAACATATTCTTCAGCCTTTGCTCGAACCTCTTCCGCTGTAGGCATAATGCTTTCGCGGCTAGGGCTGATGTAATCAGAGTAAAAATCTTTAGCTTTACCTAAAATACCTTGCGATTCAGGCGCAGGTGTAGCCGCAGGTGTAGCCGCAGACGTTAAAGGTCCACCTAAAGGCCCCACATCAGGTGGGTTATAACCACCCATCGGACCTACCGCAGGTGTAGCCGCAGACGTTAAAGGTCCACCTAAAGGCCCCACATCAGGTGGGTTATAACCACCCATCGGACCTACCGCAGGTGTAGCCGCAGCCGCTAAAGGTCCACCTAAAGGTCCACCTAAAGGTCCACCCAAAGGACCTACCGCAGCTGGTTGCCCTGCCGCAGCAGAAGCCACATTTGATCCAAAGCTGCCTTGAGCCGAAGCTTTAGGAACCATTGAGCTAAGGGCCGCCGTCGCAGGTGATTTAAGCGCATTTTGAATGCCTCCACCAAAAGTACCGCCAGCAAACTTGCTCATCAAACCGGCTTGGAAAGCGCCTAAGCCACCACTCATTAACGATGATTTTAAGGCGTCTTTAAAATCACCGCCTTGTACCAACTGCATAATACCGGTGCCCAGGGCACTACCATAAACAGGTCCTAATGGAGTAAAAGATAATGCAGCAGGAAGGGCGTAAGGTGCCGCCGCTTTTAATGCACTGCCGACCGCGCTAAACGCACCGCCAATAGCTTTACCAATACCACCAATAAAGAATTCTGGCATACCGGTTTCTGGATTTATTGAATTAAGTTCTGAGCCTACAATATAACGCTCAGGATCTTCGATACCTGCCTCACGCATACGTGAAAACAAGATGTCCACTAAGACTGGATTACCTTCAAATATTTCTGTAGGAACGACAAATTCACCTTTTGTGAGGTGACCTACCACCGTATCGCCATTGCGACCGGCCATTGCCATTTCTTCTGTCTCCATCATCTCTGGAGCTTCATCCATCTCTGGAGCTTCATCCATCTCTGGACTACCGTCCATAATAATTTCAATCTCAGTTTCGGCCATTTATCCCGCTCCTCCGGATAGACTTGTAGGCATAGTAACTTGAATCAGTGTACTCTTTTCCTCACTACCCGTCCACGAATTACCGCAGTTTGGGCAGTTTCCGTCAGGATATGAGGCTATTTCGGCTGGAGTATCGACTAAATTGTCACAAGAAGCGCATTTTATGCGGTCTGTGCTTGTGCTGGGCCGCCATTTAGACCCATCATCCATAATAATAACTGTATCATCGCTCACGGGGTTACCACCGTTACTGAGCCTACGCCACCTGTAGAAGATACACCACGCGGATTAGGCTGATCTAACAAAGTTATCTTTAGAAAACCGTTTTGCTGAAAGACTTCGCCTTCGGCAAGACCGTAATCATCTGTTTGCAAATTAGTTAACGTTAGCGTGGATGCTTCCCACGGGCCTGGATTCTTAACTTGTTGCAAAAATACCGTAAAAGTCCTTAAAACCTCAGACATATGACGCTGGCTATATTCAGCCGGAGCGTTTGGAAAGGTTAATTGAACAAGACCGCGAGACATTATCGTCTACCGTCGGTTCGTACATCAACCCGAGGTGTGCCTAACTGCCATTCCACCCCTGTTTCATCTGACGCTATTTTAATCGCAAAAGACCTTCCTCTCAAGCGAACATCAATCTGATTCGTAAATTGTTCTACTGGAACCGTTGCTGAACGAGTAGTATCGCCGCTATCTGACTGCAAATAGTTACCACCTGGATAATTTCGCGCTTTTAGAGTAAAGCTAACCGAAGGTGTGCTGGCAGAAGAACCCGCAAAAGTAATATCCGGAATCAATCGGCTTAGTGAAACAAACCGGTCCCCCTCACCAATCGATATCTGACTGCTTTCAATATAAGACTCAATTGCAACAGGCGGGTTTTGACTGCCGTCATCCTGACCAAATTCATGATAATAAAGGTATCCGTCATTAGAAGCAGCAATTGGGTAGTCTTCCGCGCCTCTATCTAGCCATACCGTTCGGGTTAAACTGCCGTAATACCATACTTTTTCTGAGTAATTATAAACAATGTATGAATCAACATTACTTGAGTTAGCTGAAGGATAAAACCACCACACTTCTGAAAACTCACTATTTAACCCCGCCGTAACTTTTTCTGCTTGAGTATAGTTAAAGTTATCGAAAACGTATGTTTGTAAGGTGCAAGGTAGATTAACTATCTGACCCGTATACACGTAGAAATCAGATTTACCCATCCAAAAGACAACATCGTCCACGGCAACCGCCGCATTAGGGGAGACAATCGTGGTATTTTCTGAAATCTGAGTTACACCAAAAGTAAAGGGTGCCCCTAGATACTGCATAGAATGTACTGAAGTATCCGTAAATACTAAAATCTGTTGGCGCGTTTCAATGGCTTCTACAATCTTAGATCCACTACCGATGCGCAAATCACCTGCACTATTCGTAGGTAATGACTGCCATTCGGTTAAACTTTCTGAGCTAGAAAAGCGTATTAATAATGGGTCTTGTGTACCAATATTGTTTTCAGGATCGCAGCCAAAAGCAATAACATGTCGAGCATTATCTGAAACGATTATTTTGTGAGCAATTGTAGGGGTTGTGGCATCCGCACCGCTAACACTATTCAAAGGAATACCCCTAGCACTTAAAGTAGTCGTAGCATCCCAATAATAAATACCTCCGTCCATAACGTTGTAGAGCAAATCTTCACCAAAATTATGATGCATCCATAATCTAAGAACAGCTCCGGTTACAGTTAAATTAGCTGCTTCACCCCAAGCACCAGCACTCCACGGGTCAGCGCCCCAACCAGTGCCTTCAAGCGTAGTATCTAGACCCGTATTAACCTGATAAGCGCCGACAGTAGATGAACCTCCATTACCGATGTCTGAACTATCCGCAGTGACCAGCGTAGGGGCCAAAGCACCATCTACCGTAATATCGCCAATAGAAGACACTGTTCTGGCTTGAATAGTGTATGAATTACCGTCAACAATAGTGGCTATTTCGTACTCTTGATTAAGAATATCGGCTGTAATATTGCCGCCTAAAGTAACCGCGCCACTAAATGTCACAAAATCACCAGCAAAAGCGCCGTGGTTCGTGTCTGATACAGTAATGGTCGATGAGCCGTCGGTCGCGGAAAATGTTACGTCGCCCGCGGAAGTCGTAGAACGGATAGGGGTTATATCGTAATATTGCCCACCATCCACGATATAATATTTTAGATTAGTGCCTACACCGAGGTATTTAGTTCCATCTAAAGCGCTCCACGAAAAAATAGCTCGAGCAGAGCCTAAAAAGCTGCTAATCGAATACCGTTGCCAGCCGCCTATTTTCTTTGGAAATCCGGCTTCAAAACGTACTTTATCGCACTCAAACCAGCCTCCGGTATTAGAATAAGAGGTGATCTCTTTGTTGACGCCTGGTTTAAAATTTAAGTTACTTAAGGGCATTTAAATCACCTATGAACAGTAGAATAGTACGATATTAACTCATTTTGATAGCGTTATGTACTTATCTGAACTCTGGGCCTTCCATCCATGCAACAACCGCATGTCTTGTGCCTCTAGTTATTGGCTCACATCCATGCAGTAAGTATGACGGGAATATAATAATACTGCCTGCCTTCATCTCTGGGTAAAACTTATTGCCACCATCATCCACGAGATAGAACTTTCCACCCTTGAAGTTGTCATTCAATACCGCCAGCGCTGTCAGCTTCCTGACCATTGGTGATTGCCTGTTACGCACAAAAGAATAATCTGTGTGCGTCTCATATTTGCCCGTCTTGGTGTACTTCAAATACTCTGACTGATTGCATTTGCTGATTGCGTAATTCCAATTCTGAAAGTTTGCATCATGTGCGGCGGCCACTAGATAACTTGTGATTCCTGTCCATGTGGGTAGATTAGCGTGCTTTACCTTGCGTATGTTTTCATCAACACGGCCTTGTGCATCCAGTCCTACGCTGGCTTTCTCTGACTTAGCTGTCTTGAACTGCTCGATATAATACTTGCAGATGTCCTTTGGTATGCTGTCATTGTCATTAGAATACAGCCAATAGTTTGTGGTTTCTGGCAATGGCATTGGATTAGTTGTTCTAACCTGCTCGACTAATGCCTTCTCTGCGTATGGCCCATTGGCATCTACATAGTGTAAGAACATCTGTGCGTGCCAGCGTTTATCCAATGGATTACGCCAATGCTCCAGCTCCATTCCTTTATAGATAACTGCATCACCTGGATTAAGATCGCACCCTACTTCTTGCTTGCCATCTTCTTTGAAATATATTGGCCATGCTTTTTTGGATGAGGCATTGAGATTGACTGTAACTGAATACTCAGTTTCAGCTCTATCTTTATGCTTCTCTAATTCAGAACCTTTCTTGTATATACGTGCATACACATAAGATGGGATCAGCTTCTTGCCGACAATCCTCTCTACTTCAACCTGCGCTCTTTGATGAAACATGCTGACTATATCGTCATGTAGGCTTGCATTGAAATAGAAGGAATCTGCTTTTTCTACCTGTGCATCAACGCCTTTGAAGCTCTGACTTTTCTTGTTGTCTCTGTGTTGGAATAATCTTTCTGTTAATAAGTCTACTGTCTTTTGATCTACAAAGTTGGTTAATTCTAGATATTTATTTTTTTCAAAGTTCAGCAAAATTAGATCTCCGACAATTTTCTTTTTTCAAAAACGCCATCCTCACCTTCTTTAGGAACCATTATATATTCTTTGATGTTTTCAATAACTGTGTCGCTGGCCACTCGGTTGCCGTGATTGTCATATTTAGCCTTAACTATTTCGGCTTCTTCTGGATTAGCTAAATCCTCAAAGTAATCAGCTGTGTATTCAATATAAGTATCGGTACCCGCTGAATTCCATACCATTGTACGCTCTGGTCTAGCGTATAATTTAACTGCTTCTAACTGTTTAGTTACTGCGTCAAATTGAAATCTATAAGCATCGTCTTTGTTAAGTTGTCTATTTACCGATATTGGCATCTCTATATTTGGGTTTAGTGATTTAGCCCACGCAAAAACATCGGAGTTATCACCGCGAACATAAACGCCTTGTTTCCCTGTTTTAGTATAACTAGAGTCCACTATATCGGTTATTCTATATATAGACAGCCCTTCGCCTAAAGGCTGTATCGGGTACGCTTGATTGTCGCGATAAAACATTTCATACGTTTTTGTTTTATTTTCAAAATCGTAAACATACCGCACAAAGTCTTTTGCTATAAACAAATCTGTTTCTAAGCGTTTTTTCAAAGCGCTATCGTCATCGGGACAACAATTCATTATTGTCATTACATTGCCTTCAAGATTAACACCCACTACAGCGTTTTCGTAAGGAAATGTTTCATTTGGAAAAACTTCTGTAATTTGATTTTGTAAGTGATAAAAATCAGTATCTTCAGTGCTTTCCCTCCAATACATTTTTTCCACTACTCTTTTGTTTTCTATAAAAACTCTAAATAAAATCATGTCGTTGGCCCGTTAATTGTTCCCGTGTTTATCCAAGTAATTGGATTGCCATTACTAATAATTGCTTGCCCTGCTGCTCCACCTGTTGCTGTTCCACTAGGTGAGACTACTGGTGAACCTGATGAACCCCTACCGCCACCATTTCCTCCCTTTGCATATGGTTTCAATGGTGCTGGTATGTTTATGTTTGCAGCGCCACCAGAACCACCTGCTGTTGGTGTTCCATTACTGCCAGGAGTACCAGCGTAAGTAACACCACTTGAACCACCAGAACCACCTGTTCCAACAGTATTGCCAGCACCACCGCCGCCACCAGAACCACCTGCTGACCTTGGGCTTGGAGGATTCTTCGGACCCGGTTGAACTGTCCAAATGACTAAATCACCACCTGCACCGCCACCACCGCCGCCAGCAATCGTACCGCCTGTGTTGTCAATAGTAACTGGCCATCCTAGTACTAAAGCTCGACCACCAGCTCCACCATTACCACCTCTCCCTGGTGTTGGGAAAACAGAGCCACCTCCACCATTACCACCTTTACCAATAATCAAGCCAGTATTTACAATCTTTAGTGTATCACCAGATGCAAATGTACCTGTTGTTAATGCACCAGTACTAGTCGAATTTGAATAAAGCGTGCCTGAATTGTTGTAAACAACATCAGTTATTCCAGCACTGTACGTTGGGTTAGCACTAGCTAATGTGTAAATATTTGCCGTAAGAGTTGTAGCAGTATTGTTAATTACAATAGGTACTCTAGCTGTAGAGCCATAAAACTGACCAATAGATATTTGACCCGAAGTTGGAATAGGGCCGCTATCTCCAGTAGCTCCTGATTGTACCAGTCCTCCACCCGCATAGTATTCGGACAAGCTAATAGGGTTTGTTCCACCGAACTCAGTCTGGATGTCATTCAGTGATAATGGGCCACTTGAAGGTATAGCCATATTAAACTGTTCCGTATGCTGTTACATTACCAACAACTGTTAAATTACCCGAAGCATCGAGCTTCATCTTATTTGTTCCACTAGTAGCAAAATATAATACGCCAGCTGATTCTGTAATAGTCCAATCGCCTAAATCAACGGTAGTTGCGTTCATCGTGGTAAAAGTACCCACTGCCGCAGAAGCGCCGCCAATTGTAGTGCCGTCAATATTACCACTGTTAATGTCTATATTAGTAATAGCCTGACTGTTAGCATTTAAAGCACCGCCAAGAGTAGTCGCCGTAAGAGTAGTAAATGTACCGGCAGCTGCAGAAGCAGCTCCGATGGTAGTCCCGTCTATCGCCCCACTATTTACATCAATGTTTGTAATAGCCTGGTTATTCGCATTTAAAGAACTACCTAGAGTTGTTGCACTAAGCGTAGTGAAGGTACCAGCAGCTGCAGAAGAAGCACCTATTGTGGTGCCATCTATGGCGCCACTATCAATATCTATGTTAGTTATATTTTCGTTGTTTGCGTTTAAAGCACCGCCTAAAGTAGTGGCGGTCAAAGTCGTGAAGGTGCCTGCCGCAGCGGATGCTCCACCAATTGTTGCACCATCTACTGTGCCTCCGTTGATATCTGCGGTGGCTGCTGTAATGCCTGCAACACTAAGGTCATTAAATACTTGTGTAACTGTGGCACCCGTTCCCCCACCATCAAACTTCAAAACAACGTCTTTTCCGTTAGCTACTTCAAAATCATTACTGGCGTTGTAAGTACCTTGGAAAATAATAAGACTTTGGCCGCCTGAAAGGCTATTTCTGATAATTACTATCTTTTCAGCATCGTTTGGAACCAGCTGAACATAGGCTGTAGCGCCTAAATCAGAGCCGTCTACAAACTCAATAAACTTGTTTCGACCATCAGAAAGGCTTCCATCACTAATGTTTAGCGCATTTGGGGAGCCCGAATTACCTGCCGCAGGTAAAGTTATCGATACAATACCGTTAACTGCTTGATCTATAAGATCTAAATTGGTATTAGTAGTAGTGCCCCAGACGCCCGATTGTTCGCCGGTGGCTATCTTTTCTATGCCAAGATTAGTGGTATAGGTACTAGGCATATCTAAGTTCCTCTATTAAATTTGGTTGTATTTCGCTCATTTTACTATACACCACCTTTTATCATATTTCAGTCCAATCGTCAGTGCCGGTAGGCTGTATATTTCCCCAGCTAGGTGTCTGTGCGGGAAGTATACCATTAAAACTTGAAGTCTGGTTTGGTGTTATGTTACCCCAGCTAGGTGTCTGTGCGGGAAGTATACCATTAAAACTTGAAGTCTGGTTTGGTGTTATGTTACCCCATACTAAAGCAGGTCCAACCTGACCAATTGCAGCGACACCCGTGACATCTACAATCTTACTAATTTCAACAGTAACGTCGCCTACTTCACCTGTCGCCTCTACGCCCGTTGCAAATACGGTAACGAAAATAGCGAACCGAACATCCCCTAATTCGGCCGTTGATTCTAGCCCTGTTACGGTCACACTAGCATCACCTGTGACAGAAACAGTGCCCTGTGAACCGACTGCTTCCAGCCCACTAACACTTTCATTAACTTCCGTAGTTACAGTGACCGATCCGATAGATCCGGTGGCTTCCAGCGCTGTAACCGATATGTCGGCATTACCGGTTGCTGTTACAGATCCAACAGATCCGGTGGCTTCTAAACCTGTTACATCTACACTAGCTAAACCTGTTACAGTGACTGATCCGATAAATCCCGTGGCTTCTAAACCAGTGACATCTACATTGCGTATGATCGCAACTATGACAGAACCTGGCGATCCTGTAGCTTCTATGCCAGTGACCGATATACTCACTCCGCCAGTAGCAACTACCGATCCGGAAGATCCTGTAGCTTCTACGCCAGTGACCGATATATTAGCGTCGGCGTTAACAGTAACGCTGCCGACATTTGATGTAGCAGATAGACCTGTTTGTGGGATGTTTTGATCGGCGGTGACCGCTACTGAACCTGGCGATCCGGTAGCTTCTACACCAGTAACTTCGACAGGAGCACCTTCATTCCACGCGCCGCTAGACCACGCGCCACGGCCCCATCCATCTAGTTGGGCCATCTAAAACGCCTTATGCGATACGAATTATCGCGTTTGAAGCATCCGCAGTAGGAAATACAATGGTAAAGTCGCCTGCTGAAGAGCTCTTATCACTGCCAAAATCTAGAACAACTACCGAGGGATCACCCGCTGCAGTATCGTTGTAGATCAATGCACCACGAGCTGTAATAGTTGCAGAAGAAAAAGTTAAATCTGCAAAATCAGTGAATGCTGTAGTTCCCGAAGTGGTAGGCGTAACATTAGTTAAAGTACCGCCACCAGCGCTATATCCCGTGCCACTAACTTCATCGGTAGCCGTGTACGCTGTAGTTGCTGCAGTAAAAGAAGCATTGTTGTCATACAACGCTAGTTTGAATGTATTACCTGTTCCATTTGTGAAATCATGTGTAGCAGTCATTAGCTCTGATTTAAAGCTAGTACACATGAAGTTGCCAGTAAAAGCCATCTTTATAGTCTCCTAATTAATTCTGCCAGATCTTTTTCCCCAGATTCTAGCAGCATGTTGTATAGATTAGTCCTGTCGCTTTTTATTGCTTCCCGCATATAAAAAGATAATAGCCTGATTATATCACGCTTAAAAGCATGTGCCTGAGCCTTAAGCTCGTTCGGAGCAGTATCCGATATTGAAATAAGCTTTTCGGCACACCGCTCAGCTACTTCTTCAGGAGTAAAACCACGTTTATTCGTTGTTTTTACATCGACACTGAACTTTGTGGGGAGATCTATCTCTAAAGCTTTTATCATTGTTTCTGTCTAATTACCTTACCTGTTCGGTACTCATCAGTAACTTCTTTGGCCTCGCCAAGCTGTTTCATACCCAAGAGAGCCTCCATTAGCCTCTTTTCGTAAGTAGTTAATAAATCAGCGTCACCTTTCATGAAAGTATACGCTTCTAACAAGGAACCATACAGCATGGCTATTTCTGCGTTTTCACTGAGCCACGTGGTTCCATCGTTTGCACCAGCGGTCAAGCTGGCGGGACGGTAAAAGTAATTTAATTCGCTACTATAACTAGAATCCGGTGTCGGACCTAAAATAAAGTTATCCACATCATATACGGCATAATATCTAGGAGCCCCTGTATCAGATCCATCTGGATTAAAGGACTGCACGAAATCTAGATCTTTAAGCTCTAAAAAGACGTGATCACCGCTACCATTAATAAAAGATAGCGAAAAAGAAGCTAAATAATCAGACGGCATGGCTAGATATTTGTTAGAAGCCGTCATGTTTCCTGAAGCATTTTTCTTGAAATAACTCAATTGAATATTCTTTAATATTCTTTCTTCTGCGTTTTTAATGAAAATAGGCAAGTTATTAACAAAAGTAGTTTCACTATTATCTGTGAAATCTTGAATAGCTGTTTTTAATTGTGCGTATGTATAGCTCATGATGTGGTCACCGTTACACTACCTACTTCCCCAAAAGCACGTGTTGGCTTTGGATTAGGTACTTCTACCGTAGGAACACCTACAAAAACATCGTAAGGCTCTATTCGATCAGGTCGAGCATTTAACAATGCTTGTGGGTCAGATACCGTTCTAAATGGACCTAATTGCGGATGTTTTGGCTCATATTGATCTGGTCCAACTAACAATCCATTCCACTCTTTACGCATTTTTTTGTACGGATATCTAAAACCCGAACGATCACAAATCGCGTAAGATTTTTTGCCTGATGCAAATCTAGCCATGCTTACGACCCGTAATAAGAGCCTGAATAAGGCACTACATTAAATGATGCTCTATCTCTATCTTCAGATTGGGCTCTATCAAACTCTTCTTCATATACTGCTTTTAACAACTGAACACGATCAGGAGCTCGTTTCATTGCAATGTAATAAGCTAATCCTGCCGCTAAACAAGGATAAAATCTAAACGGTAAATCCAAAGTGTTCGTAAAAGTATCAGCATCATCCATTCTAGTCAGAGCGTCATAATAAATAACGTCAGTGCTGTTTTCTGGAAGAGGCCATATCTTTAAAACAGGTGTTAATTGACGATCTAAAAACCACTGATTAGGACGACCAGTAGTCGTTTTATTTGGGATTGTGATGTAATCACTACGACTTAAACGATCTAAGCTGTAGTCGGTATTATTCCTTCTAACCACTAAGTTTAAGATGTCTATGACATCTGTGCCTAAATCATATTCACCGTCAGAAACAGTTAAAGCTAAGCTTCGCTGAGATATTGTCCATGAATTTAAGCCACGATTAGCCCAGTCCGCTAACATTAAATTTAGCGATCTTTTAGCTGTCTTTAAATCATATCCGGTGCGAACTTCTAAGCCACAACGCTCAAAAGCCTCTTCGATATAATCAGAGACATCTAATTCAAAATCCGTGCTTCCAGAAACGGCCATAACTTACTTCTTAGATTTTTTATTTTTACCAACCATGCCGCCGGGGCGCATTTTTTTAACATTACCGCCACCACGCATCTTTTTAACCATGCCGCCGCCGCGCATTTTTTTAACAGCACCGCCAGCACGCATTTTTTTAGGATTCTTTGTCGCCATCTTTCAATCTCCCGTAAAGTTCCGATCTTTTCTGGTAAATCTCTTGAGTATCTGTTTCGTCTAAATATTGCTCATAATAACCCTTTTTACGGAGCTTGTCTGCGGAATTCTCCAGTTTTGACAGACGTTGAACAAATATCAATGCATACATGGTTTCTGATTCAGCTTCAAAATCGGCGTCTAGATCGTCTAAAAAAACAGCCTCATCATCATACGGATGTGCACCCATGACCCATATATCTTTATCAATAAAAATACCGTCAGCTATACCTTCATTCATAGACAGTAAATAATCATGAAAATCATCTGGATCATCGTCGAAATCAGTATCTACGATAATCGTCATATCCGCATCTTCTGGAAACATGGATATGGCACTGTAAATGACCTGCTTATGCTCATCATGTTTAAAAATAATATTAACTTTATCGTCTAACCACGCTTTTTTAGCATAAGGACACGGTGGTATATTATTAAAAAATATATTAGGTTTTTCTAATATCGTGCTGGACCAAGCCTTTATTTCTTTGACAATTTTACGCTCATCCGCCGTATAAAAAGGCAAAATATTGCTCATGACTGCGAAACAGAGCCTTTTGTGCGCTTCCTACGATCAGACATAACCGCACCGCATCCTCTGGCAACGGCAGTTCCAGGAATGCTTTTACCCCTAAATTTGCGTTTAGCCTTGGTTTCCACCACGCCACCATACTTCATTCCTCTAACAGTGGCTGCTTTTGTATTGGAAACGACCTGTTTGCCCTTAGCGCCTTCTTTTTTCTTTTTGGCTTGGGTAGCTTTTCTTTCAGATTTAGACAGACTCTGGGCTTTTGAGCGCGGCAGACAACGATCTGGGTTCTTTTTGTCTTTAGACGTGCCACACGGACCCGCTATATTGCCGCTAGAGTCAATGCGAACCCAGTCTTGGTCAAGCCATTTCTTCAACTCGCCCATTTTATTTACCTTTTTGCTTGCCGCCCTTTGATTTTTTGGCGTAATTCGGATCTTTACAGTATTTTGATGCCGCTAAATTAGCGTATGCAGAAGGATATGTGTCAAAAGTACGTTTTGCCCATGCTTTTCCTTCAGGACAAATCTTACTTCCTTTACTTTTCTTCGAAACAGCGCCACCTTTACGATAATAGGTGACGCCACAAGGTCTTGGTTTGGCTCCAGTCTTAACTCGAGAGCTCATTTTACCCAAATACCTTAATAATATGGTTCGCAAAATAAGAAACAATAATTAATGCGGCAATTTGCCACATTCTTTTGTCTAATTTCTCTAAATATTCGTTTTGGTGATCTAATCTTTCTTCAATATTTTTATATCGAATGTTGCATTCCGCTTCATGTTTCTCTAATCGAGCCAGTATGTCTTCAGCTTTCATAATTACCACGCTTTGCACGACCAATATCGCGCACTAAATTTATCTTTTGCAGTATCACAGCTGTGACGGGCGCGAAAGTTTTTACGTCTACCCGGTTGATCCTTTTTAATCGACATGTTTGGATCACCAAATCGAACTAATTTAATTTCGTTACCTTTTTTAGCTAAAACCGCACTTTTTTTGGACTTACCTGGGGTTCTTTTAGGCTTATTGTAGCCTGCAAACGTCTCGCCTCTATAGCTAATGCGGCCTGAAGGTAATCTTTTAGCGTTTTTGGTAGTAGCCATTACAACTCACTCCCGTTTTGAATGTAAACAAACTCCATTGACGCGGAGACATTAAAGTCAACCGACCCTGACGAAGAAAATGCTCTCATCTCTAAGTCTGTTTTTTCTGCAAACTTTAACGGGAAAGTATAAAACTGTTCGTGCGCCCCATCTGTAAGAGTAAATCTTTCCTTTATCTGAAAGACTTCTCCATACGGTCTAGCAACAAGACTAGAATTCAAAAGAGCTTTGGTGTTAGTAGATGTGCCTGTGGACAAACTCATCTTCGAAAGGAACGCTGTATATCCTGCGGGAACTGTCCAAAGGGCCATCAATGTTTGGTTGTCGCCATCCCCATTTATGGTCAGGTAAATATTAGCTGGAACCCCAGATGTAACCGTACCTGTTCCTGCGTAAAGTGTGCCAGCGTTTGCGCCACCACTACCTGCACTGCGAACAATGCCGCGATTTATACGCAGATAAGATTTTGTGGTATTAA